CATCACGGAAAATTCTATTTGTTTTTAATAGCATATTAAAAGAAGATCCATCAAAATCGTAAACAAATAATCTATTACTGCTATCAAAAGCAATTTTAGTTTCATGATCTGTTGAAGCACCATCTTGCCAAAAGAAAGTCATGCCGCCAAGAGTTGATCTTTTAAACCACCAAGAAATTGTCCATGTTCTTCTATTTCCAGCACCACTAGCTGTTTTTGATAAAACTGGACTATCACCATCATTAAGTCTTAGTGAATTATCTACATTGTAACCTGTATCTCTAACTGAATTTGCTCCAAGAATGGTAGGCATTAATCCTCCAACGTTGGCAGTTCACCGATGGGTCTTGTAACAGATCCATCCTCTTGTTCTGTGTAAGTATACAAAGTTTCTAAAGCTGCAGTGTCAGCTGCATTAGTAATCGCTGTTTCCATTTCAGCTGCTTTCGTTCTGACCGCTGCTCTGTGTGTTGTGATTGAAGATGGCACTGCTGTGCCAGCATCTGCTTTTCTAATAATATACCAATCTGTTTCTTGTAAAATTTGTGCAGCTTGTTTTTTTAAAGTTTCAATTAAAATAGTTTTTAAACCTTTTGTTTTCACATCACCTACAGATTTATTACTTGGTAAAAGTCCGTTATCTGA